TTACCATCAGTTTATTTTCGTGCATTAAACCAAGGTATTCCCGGCAGCAAATCAACAACTGCTCAAGTTGATGAAGCCTGTGCAATTCTTGAAGCACGTTCTGAAGTAGACAAAGACTTAGCAATGTTAAATGGTAACACTGCACAGTTCCGTTTATCTGAAGACACTGCGTTCTTGGAAGCAATGAACCAGACACAAGCTGAGACAATGTTCTATGGCAACCCCGGAACAGATCCTAAGAAATTTTTAGGACTTGCACCAAGATATGGTGACTTATCCGCTGATAATGCTGTAAACATTCTTGATGCAGGTGGATCAGGTTCTGATAACGCTTCTGTATATCTAGTTGTTTGGGGTGATCAAACTGTATATTGTCCTTTCCCTAAAGGATCTAAAGCAGGTTTAACTCACGAAGATCTTGGCGAGCAAACTGTATACAACAGTGACGGTACAAGATTACAAGCTTTTGCTACTCGTTATCAGTGGAAAAATGGTTTAGTTGTTAAAGATTGGAGATACGTTGTTCGTATTTGCAACATTGACATTTCTGACTTGCTTGGTGTTACTGGTACACAATCAGCAACTGCTGCAACTTCTCTTATCAAATTAATGGCAAGAGCAACTTACAGAATACCAAACATGGCTATGGGTAGAGCAGCATTCTATATGAACAGAACAGTTCATTCTGGATTGTCTATCGCAGCATTAGATAAATCACAAAATGTTTTAAAAATACAAGAAGGTTTATCACAGTTTGGAACAGCTAAAAGCTACTTATCATTCTTGGGTACTCCAATAAGACAGGTTGATTCGTTAATTAACAACGAAGCTCGTGTAGTTTAATTTTTATTTTATTAAAGGAGATCTAAAATGATTACAGATGCATTACTCAGAGTAAGCGAAGATCAAGCAGTTACATCTACTGCTGTATCTACTAACACTGTTGATTTAGGTGTTGCTAGAGACATGGGTGAAGGTACTGCTTTGTACATGAACTTTGC